AGGCCATTTGGAAAATATTGACTTACATAAGTCGTTGTGTTTGAGCTAGATAATCCATCTGGAATAGCTTCATAATGAATTTTAAATACATAAGTGCTATCTGGAGCTGGAGCTAAAAACAGTCTTCCAGAAGTCGTATCTGTTGTTCCTGTAGCTCCACCAAACATAGCATAGTATTTAGGTTTACCTCTTTTAGCAGATTCTGTTGAAGGCACATATTCTTGTAAATATGTTTCATCTTTTTTTTCTAAATAAGTATTAGATCCAGTTGCTGCTGAAGTTGAATCATATACCTGAACTCCTTTTACAAATAAAGTTTTTGCAGGAACGTTTATAGTATTTTGTCCTGTAACTAAATTACCAGTAGATTGTTTTTTATATGCATCAAGTGGTATGTCTCTTAAAATTTTAAATTCTGCATCTTCAATAATTCTATTAACAATAGCTGCAG